TTGCTTTTCGCTATTGCCGGCACGTCGACCGTTGAAGTCTTGGTTTGATGACAGGCGGCGCACAGACATTGGATATTCTCCAGGCTGTTATCATGGGAGAATTCCGATGGGTTGACATGATCGAAGGCGAATTTGCCGATCACCAGAATGGCGCCGCAACGCTCGCAATGTCCATCTGCACGTTGCCAAGCGGCCACCTTGGTTCTCCTTGGGAATTCAGCGCGCATGGTCGGCGACATCATCGGCGAATTTAACGCCGCGCTTGGTGCCCTCTGCCATGATGAATTCCAGAAAGCTTATCATATCGCGTTTCAACATCTTGGATGATTGATTGCCGTAAGGAATAAAGCCGTTGCCATCGAGCGACGGCAGGAACTCAATCTCCTGTCCCCAGGCGTGCAGCAAGATCGCCTTCCAGCGTTCGGGCTCATAGAGCTTGCCGGCATGCACAAGCTGCTGGCTGAATTCGGTCAGCATCGCCCACATCTTGGCGTTCTGTTCGGACGAGCGGCGCTCCTCCTCCTCCAGCACAATCATCTTATAGGCATGGCCGGCAGTGAACGACTGCTCGGCCAGCCGCGAAAACCTGTCCATTGGCTCCATGGCGTGACCATTCCATGTGAAATAGATCGGCGGGGGCGTCATGCCGCCTCCTGCATGTACCGCTTGCGGAGCAGATCAACGGTGGCGTCGAGATCGATGAGGAATTTCACCACCTCCTGATCAATCTCGGCGATCCGCTTGTCATCGCGCGGCACCCGGCAGATGTAGAGTTGCATGGGTTCGGGGAGCCGCTTGTCGAACGATACGAAATCGCACCATATCGCGCCGGTGCAGCGCATCTGGAATTGCATCTGATCGATGTATTCCGGCCCGATCTTGCCGCCGAGCAGCGTGTCGATGTGGGTGGCGCTGTTGGGACACTTAAACTCCGCGAGCCCCTCCTTGCCGATCAGCCCATCAGGCGAGGCGCCCGCCATGGCAATTGTCGGGTGATCGATAAACCCTACTTCCTCGATTTCAACGCCGGCCTTGAGCGCATAGGCAAACCGGGCCTCGGGCTCGGTTTCGGTGCCATAGATCATGGCGGGGGATTGGTAGGACGGCGCCGGCACGCCGGTCAGCCGTTCACAGACAAGCTCGGCCAAGTAATTTTTCCGGCCCGTGGTGTAACCACCACTGCGGGTGACGGCCACGATGTCATGCACACGCGAAGCCGTCACCCGCCCGCAGCGGGCTTGTTTCCATTCTTGGCTACCCTGCTGCATTGTTCTTATCCTTGCGCCAATCCTCGAACGAGCAAGTGCAATGCCCGCCGGCGATCTCTCTGATCCATTCGGCTTTGAGTCGTTGATCGGATTTTGTCGGCCTATCCGGGGTATATTGTCCGGTCAGTAGTCGGAATTCCAGCAGCGTTGTTTTCCCGCATTCCGGTAGGCTCCTCAGATCACTGTCGGAAGCCTTCCTCAACTCTCCGATCGTTTTGATGTTGGCGCGGCTGGCCACATGCTCGGCACGGCCGGTCAGCACCACATCTGACAGCAGGGTGTCGTCGGACAACAGCGTGCCATCCTGTGGCTTCACGACTGTGCCTCCACCTTCGGAAGTTTCTTGACGTAGGCAAGCGCGGTGGCGAAGCGTTCGGGGGCGAGGTCGGTCAATTCTGTGATGTGGGCAAAATCACAAAACCATTGATCGGTGCGGCCAACGTCGTCCAGGGCTTCGCTCAATTCGAAGGCTTGGGCGTCGCTGAGTTTGCCGGCCGGCTTGCCATTGTTGGCGGCTTTGTGTGCCTTTTCTGCCCCGGTTGCGTCGTCGTCTTCATCGGCGGCAATGCCAATCAGAGCGGAGAGCGAATAGCGGCGCGCGTAGGTTAGTGCCGAGCCGATCTCTTGCGGCCGCCCGGCCATCGGCAGGGGGTGTTCGCTGGCAATCCACTGGCCAGACGTATGCAGCAGCCGGGTATGCAAGACACCGTCGCCAATAGTCTGAACGATGGCGAGCCCGTTGGCGGACAGCGGCTTGCGCGCGGCACTGAGGACGGCAGCAAGATCGGCATATTTCGATTTGAAGTGCGGGTTCACGCGGTTCATGACGGCGTTCTCCATCATGCCCTGAGCGGCGGCCAAGGCGGCGGCGAGCTCGTCAATTTGCTCGGATGTTTTCACGATGATTTCCTCTTGCGGCGAACGGTTGCTAATTCCTCGCGCAGCGCGGTCTTGACGGCGGCCATCAGGGCTTCGGTCTGCGATTTAACTTGGTGGTCGATGTATTTCTTGTAACCGTCAGCAACGCTCCAGAAGTTAGAGCAATGCTCGATCGCCTCGACCATCCCGGTGCGGCATGCTTCGCGGATCATGGGCCGGAGCAGGGCGCGCTGCTTGATGATACTCTCGCCGGCGCGTGCTATCTGCTTGGTGGTCGGCTGCTTGGGCGGTCGGCCGCGGCGTTTCTTGGCCATCACTCCACCCCATCCGATGTCATGGTGTCCAACTCGGCGTCCTTGCGGGCCTGCTCCACCTGCTCGCGCAGTTCCTTCACGCGCTCGCGGTCCAGTGGCATCCCCATTCCGAACTCGGCGATTTCGAGCCGGAGTTGCAGGGCGCGGAAGTGTTGTTTGGGGGTCATCTGTCTTCTCCCGTTTCAATGTCCCTTTCTAGGTCACAAGCTGTGACCTGTCAAGTAGGGAGGGAGAGCACGCCGTTAAGTTCGGAAAAATTGTATCGCTTGGATTTGGCTTCGCCGACATTCTCGGTGGCGAGTTTAATCACGACGTTACCGATCTCGTAGGGACCGCGATCGCCAAAGCGGGCCATACAATATTGACCACGATGGCTGCCTTTCATCCGAACCCAATCCGGCCCCAAAGCCCGTTCCCACAGCCATAACCATTGTTCATACGTCAACCGAAATGGAACCTTCCGCGTTCGGGCTCCGGCTACACTGGCATAAAACTTCTGTTTGAGTGCCGACTGCGGCGACCTTCCTGTGTAGGCCATCACATCCTCCACGTTGTGTTTACCGGTGCGGCGTGCGTCACCGCCGCACCGGGCCTTGCTTGCGGGAACCTTACGAGGGCGCTATATTACCACAACTTGAAACCCGCAACAGGTCGTGATAGGGAGTAAGCATGCGAATTAACTTCGCCGGCGAAGCGATTGATGTTCTAGGCGGCAACATCGCCGTTGGTAAGCTGTTCGGGCTCGACTACCGGGTGGTGCTCAACTGGCGAACGAGGGGCTTTCCGCCCGACACCTATGCGGTGTTGGCGCCTGCGCTGACCGCCAAGGGTTACGAATTCAGCCCCCTGCTGTTCGCCCAGAAGCTGCACGCGGCGCAATTGCACGAGCTCACCAAGCCCAAGCATCGCAAGCGGCGCAAGCGATCGGCGCCGGTAACGGAGGACGCACGCAATGGCTGACCGATTGACCGACCTCGTGCTCGGGCTGCAACGCATGGCCGAGAATGCCCGGCTGCGCGGCGACGACCTGCGCTACCTGCAGGAGCACGAAACCCGCGACCATATCGAATGGCTCGACCAGCAGCTGGACATGGTCGAGAAGGTGCGGGCGGTGTTCATCGAGGAGCGCGGCCGGTTCAAGCCGCAGCAGCGCCGCGATCAGATCGCGCAGGACGCCGGCCCGCTGCCCCGCATCGTCAAGCAGGGCCCGAAGGAAGCCGCGGGGTGAATACCGGCCCGACCTTCGTTCTAACCTTGGTTGCCCCGCCCGGTACTGACGCCATTCCTGGCCTGCGCTGGCTGCTCAAGACGGCCTGGCGCAGATTTGGCCTGCGCTGTATCGATGCGCGGGAGCAATCCCCCCAGCCAACCACAAGATGTAGTGGTCTAGAAGATTATTCCCTCTAGTCTGTCCCCAGCTAATCAGCATCACAGATTGTGATTATGTAGCAGGCCCGCGCAAATCAGCGCATTCTGTCACTTCGTCTGGGCAGGAGGCGGACCCCCATGAAATACCAATTCATGCCGATGTTCTGGGGCGATTTCTTCGCCAACACCCTGCATTTGTCGGCGCAGGAGCTTGGTGCCTACGTTGCCTTGATTGGTCACGCTTGGGAGCATGACGGCAATATCGCGGTTGCTGATCTGCAGCGAGTGGCCAGGGTTAGCAACTGGCATTGGACAAAAATCCAGGTCCGATTGGAGCCATTTTTTAACACCTTGAAGGTGCGAAATAATTGGCACCATGAACGTGTACATTCAGAGCGTACCAAGGCGGCCGAAATCTCCAACAAACGCAAGGAGGCAGCTCTGCAAATGCACAGAAAAAGCAATGCAAGTGCATATGCAAGCCATCACGCATCTACAACTACAGCTACAAAAGAACGGGGAAAAACCCCTCAAAAGGGTTTTTCTCCCGTTCAAGAACAACCGCTTCCGTTGCCTCTAGAGAAGAAGGGAAAGGAAAATATTCCGGCTCGCTCGCTCGCTGCGCTTCCTACGGGCGCGCTTACTCGCGAGCCTAACAGCGAGCCAGCCGAGAGAAAGTGGTCGACCGACAAGAAAGCCGAGGAGTTGACCTTGGCCGAAATCAACGCGCTATGGCGATTGCATGGAGGGCGAACATGACGGCCGAAAAGAAGCTCAAGATGGACGAAGGCAGCAGAGATTTTGGCGACATTCCAATTTGGGCCAAGGAAGGCAAAATCACCTTGAAAAACTACGATCTGCGCGCCGAATTGCATGGCGCCAAAATTAAGGAATGGAAGAAAAACTGGCCGTTTCTGTCGCACAAAGCGGAACGCCAAGCGACCGCTGACGAACACGCCTGGGATTTATACTTCCGCGATCACCTCAAGGGATTTCCTCCAACCTATCGGTTGTTTCGCGATGGCGTGATCGAATTCTTGAACGTGCCGGAAACCCGGCCGGAATTGTTTGATCGAACCTACCAACCAAAGCAGCCCCGCCCATGAAACGCTACGTCATCATGGCCAAGGAAAACTACCCAGGCGCCA